GCCCTCCCGACTCCCCCCTGCTCTTCCGCAAGATACCCACCGACACCACCAAAGCCTACGCCGACATTCCGGTCACCAAATCCAAAGAGACCTTCACCCGCCGCGAATGGCAAATCCTTGCCCACGCCGCCTGGCGCAGCAGCGGCGATCGCCTGCTCTCTCCCGACGACCTGGCCGACATGGAAATGGACCGCATACAAGCCTGGTGGCGCCACTACAAAGAATCTCAGGTGTACGACCATGCCACCCACGTCGACCTGGGCCGCGCTCTGGAACACAACGGCCGTCTCCCGGCCAGCTTCATGCTCTTCGACCCGGCCGTCAACACCGAGTGGCAATGGTCCGACGTCACCCGCATGCGCACCCTCAACAATGAGCAGTCGCGCCGCCGCGAAGAAAACCACATCTGCCCCCTCCAATTCGACATCGTCGACCGGGCCATCCACCGCTACACCAACCCCGGCGAACTCGTCTACGACCCCTTCGGCGGCCTCATGACCGTACCCTACCGCGCCATCGCCCTGGGCCGCCGCGGTTATGGCTGCGAACTCAACCCCGAATACTTCGAATGCGGCCGGCGCTATTGCTACGAAGCCGAATACAAACGCAGCGCCCCCACCCTCTTCGACCTCGCCGAATTCGAGGCCGCCACAGAACACGCAACCGAACTCTCCACCGTTGAAAACTGATCATCGCCATGTCCAGAATACGCGCAATCAAACCCGAATTTTTCAAAAACGAGTTGCTCGCCGAACTGCCGGCACTCGATCGACTTCTGTTCATCGGCCTTTGGACTATTGCAGACCGCGCCGGCCGGCTCGAAGACCGACCCAAGCGAATCAAAGCAGAAATTTTCCCTTACGAAGTCGAATACGACGTCGACAGCGGTCTAAGCCGCCTTCACGAACGCGGCTTCATCAATCGATACACTGTTTCGGAACTGCCTTGTATTCAGGTAGTTAACTTCATAAAGCATCAGAATCCGCACAAAAATGAACGCGAAAGCACCATACCTGTACCATACAAGTACCATACAAGCACAGTGCTTGCACTGTGCAACGAATGTACAAGCATAGTGCAGGAACAGTGCGAAGACGATACAAGCACAGTTCCAATCGGGCACCTCAAGTTACACCTCAAGTTATGGGGAATGGATGACGCTGAAGAAAACGCGCGCGAAAAAATCGACGACGTCGGCGACGCCATCATCTCCGAACTGTCAGAACAACTTGAAAAAGAAAAACGGCACTCGGCCGCCGCCGAGCCGCCACCGGCACCCCGCACCGTGGCCCCTACCCCGTCTCGCATCGGCATCGCCCCGGCCGAGCGCGCCGCCGAGATCGACGCCTGGCCTGCCGACGCCTCCATGCGTGAGGCTTTCACCCGCGGCCGCAAAATCCCGGCCGACCTCTTCGAAGCCTACCTCGCTGACTTCATCGCCGAAATCGCCATCCGCACCGAACCGCACCGCAACGCCACCGACCTGCGCCAACATTTCCTCAACTACGCCGCCCGCCGGCACGCCGACACCAAAGCCCACGCCAACGGAGCCTCACCGCCCCGCACCACCCGACGCCCCAACGGAAGCCCCAACAACTTTTCAGCCGCCGCACCCGGCCAAAAGCATCCATTCTGACATCCAATTAAATCCATCCAATCCAAAAATCCTGATTCAAAATGTCCACCGATCTCGACACCCTCGCCCTCCAACACGCCAACGGCCTTGGCCCCGCCGCCCTGCTCGCCCGCTGGCAGCAGGCCGCCGATCGCAAAGCCCCGGCCGCCACGGAGCCCAGCCCTGAGCAGATCGCATACGCGCAAGCCTATTGGCAACGCGTATGGGCAGCCCCTGAGCCGCCGGCGCCAGACATCCTCTGCACCCGCGCAGCCCGCATCGAAATGCCCTATGCCGAAGCCCGACGCCAGGTATGGACCCTGCTCGATGCCCGCGCCCGTGCCATCAGCGGCCGCCCCGCTGCCGAATTCTGGCAATTCGACGCCTACCACGCCGATATCATCCGCTCCCTCATCCGCTACTTCACCAATGACCCCGACGGCCCCTACCCGCCCCACAAGGGCCTCTTCCTCTTTGGCCCGCCAGGCACCGGCAAAACCGAACTCATGCAGATCATGTCGGCCTTTGCCAGTCGGGCCGGTCTTACCAAGGCTTTCCAGTTCAGCAGCATGAGCGACATCTACACCCGCGCCCGCACCACCGACGACTACGACCCCATCGCCCCCAACATACAATTCCACCGATGCTTCGACGAACTCGTCCGCTACACCGGCGCCGTACATCGCTTCGGCAATCCAATTGATCTAAACGAAGCCATCATCGAGCAGCGTTACGCCCGATGGCAGCGCTACGGCCAAATCACCCACTTCATAGCCAACGCCACACCCACCGACACCAAAACCATGTTCACCGAAATGCTCTTCGACCGGCTCCGTGCCCTCTGCACCAGCGTCGAGTTTCGCGGAGCCTCCAAACGATAGCCGACGCCATGAAATGCCAATTCTGCCAACGACCCATGACCACCCAATCCGCTTCCGGCACCGTCCGCGTCGGCAACAAAAAGATTCTCTACTCCTACGACTACATGACCTGCGGCGATCCCAACCACCGCTTCCAAACCCAGGCCATGCTCGATGATCAACTCAATAAAATCATCGCCATCAAGGCGGCATACAAATCCAAATCCCGACCATCATGAAAGAACGACCCATCATTTTCAGTGCCCAAATGGTTCGCGCAATTCTCGAAGGGAGAAAGTCGCAGACGCGGCGAATCGTCAAACCACAGCCCGACAAATTACCAATCCGCATTCAAGAGGCTGGTCATGCAATTTGGCATGAAGGCAAGTTTCATTTTCGGAAAAATGACGGCACGCTCATAGGAGCCTGGGAAAAGAAATGCCCATACGGCCAGCCAGGTACCAGGCTTTGGGTGCGGGAGACGTTTTGGAAAAATATCCATGATGGCTCTATAATCACAGAATCGCCCGACCCGAAATACAAGATTTGGTGGGAGAAAAAACCCTCCATACACATGCCGCGCTCCGCCTCCCGTATCCTGCTCGAAGTGCTCGACGTGCGCGTGGAGCGGTTACATGAGATCAGTGAACAGGATGCGATCGCGGAGGGCGTTGAGCAATGGCCTGACGGAAACTGGAAAGCATACGGGAAATACGCAGGCAAGTACAGCGACGCCAGAAACTCATTCTGGTCACTGTGGAATTCAATCAACGGCGAAAACGCGGACATCGCCAACCCTTGGGTCTGGGTCATCACCTTCCGCCGTCTCGAATCCAATTCAATCCCTACAATTTAAAAATCCTGATCCAAAAAATGTCCACCGCCGAGCACCACCTCCAAACCCAATGCGTCGCCTGGTTTCGCTACCAGCACGCCCTCGTAGCCACCCTGATGCTCGCCATCCCCAACGGCGGCAAGCGCAGTAAAGCCACCGCGGGCCGCCTCAAAGCAGAAGGCGTGGTAGCCGGCGCTGCCGATCTGTTCCTCGCCATGGCCCGCCAGGGCGTCCACGGCCTGTGGATCGAAATGAAAACCCCCAAAGGCTACCAGACCCCCGAGCAGCGCGCTTTCCAGCAGCGCGTCACCACCGAAGGGTACGCCTACGTCGTAGTCCGCTCGCTGGAACAATTTCAAACCATCGTAAACGAGTACCTGTCATGAGCCACCATAAGCGCGAATCGACGATCTCCCTCACCGTGGACATAGACCATCATTTGCTCTCCCAATTGATTGTAGAGCAAATGAAGGCCCAAAACCTCGTCGTGGTAGGCCCGCCGCCCAACATCCTTCTCGAAGCCCAGCAGGTGCTTGCCCTGCTCGGCCGGGGCCCCGGTCGGCCCATGTCCTACCACACCCTGCAAAAGATGGTCGCCCAGGGCATGCTCACTCCCGTCCCGGGAGAAGACAAACGCAAACTGTACTTCCAACGCGCCGAAGTCGAGCGCCTTATCATTCCGGAAAGATGAACACAGACCAAATTCAGCACGCATTCCAGCAATACGCCAAAACATTTACAACATGAACAAAATCATCTGGTCCCCAGCCCTCACCGACATCCTCCGCCGCCACTACCCCACCCACGGCGCCACCGTCTGCCGCGACATCATCCGCCGTACCGCCGGCATCGTCCTGCCCACCTGGAAAGTCGTCGCCAAAGCCCGCCGCATGGGCATACGCTACGCCGGGCCGCACAAAGGCTTCGCGCCCGGCCAAACGCCCCACAACAAAGGAAAGGCCATGCCCCCCGCCACCTACGCCAAATGCCAGCGTACCATGTTCCGCGCCGCCACCGTGCCGCGCAACCACCTCGGCGACGGCGCCATCACCACCCGCTACTACAAGGACCGCACCAAAGGCCAGCGCCTGTTCATACGGCATGAAGGCCGCTGGCTGCTGCTCAGCCACCACACCTGGAACCAGCACCACGGCCCCATCCCGCCCCGCCATGTTATCCGCCACCGCGACGGCAATCCCCTCAATTGCAACATCGACAACCTCTGCTGCGTCAGCCGCGCCGAACTCATCCGCGCCAACTACAGGCCCGAAGCCGTCAGCCGCGCCCTGCGCATCAGCCACTTCAACCGCCGGCGCGGCAATCTTTCTTTCATCGACGCTATCCTCCGAGCGATATGAAAACAGTAACTTTTGAAACCGCCGCCCGGCTTAACTCCAAGCCTTCCGCTGCCCGGCGCATAGCCGGGATGGTCGGTAGGCGACAGTTAGCCCCAAAAAAAGCCCGGAGCCTTTCTAGGCAACCGGGCAAACCCCAAAAAACCAAATGAAAACAGTGGCGGAGGCTGGACTCGAACCAGCGACTTGGAGATTATGAGCCTCCCATGCTACCAACTGCGTCACCCCGCTATGTGATACAAAATTATGATTTTTCAATCACATACACAACCCGCTCAAACCGATACCGCTCCGGGGCATACTTCGTCAGCAGCCGCTCGATGCGCTCAGGGCCCAGGGGTTTGTAAGTCCCCCTTCCCTCCCGCGAATATCGGGCGTGTTGAATTTCAAAGGGTATCGGCTTCGGCAGCGTCGGCAGTACCACAGTTACAAAATCATCCCATGCCTCCAAAGGCGTAAGCGGCTTTTCCATGCTGCAAAGAAAGGCTGTGATAAGTATTTATCAAAAAGTTTTAATTCTCCTTGCTTTTTTGATAAATGGTTATCAATTTTGCCACTGTATTCCACCAGTAAACTTTTAATCGTTCCGTGCCCTTTCCGTCTCTCCGTCTATTAATGGACGATCTACGGAAAATCTACGGAAAATCAGCAGATAAAAAAACGACAATATGATAAATCCGTACCAAAACCGCGCCACCACCAACCGCAACATCGCCATGGCCGAAAGCGTCATGCGCTTCACTGCCACCGTCACCACCAGCCTCGGCTCTTTCATTTGGGGCCGCTCCACAGCCCTCCAATACCTCCCCGAAGGCTGGTTCGGAGCCACCTGGATTGCCTTCATTGTCGGACTCATTGCCGCTGTCATCAGCGCCTGGCTCACCGATCTCATGTTCGGCCAACTCCTCCAACGCGTATGCTACGACCTCATGGCGTCCCGGCATCCAAACGTCGTCAAATGGAGCAGCGGTGGCGGCCCTGGCGGCTATTTCAAAGCCATGCGCGGCGCAGAGCGCATGGGATTCATCGTCGTACTCGCAGGGCTGCTGGTGTTCGATGCCTACACCACGCTCATCATCCGCGACCCCGTAGCCGATCAGGCCCGACAGCAGACCACCGTCGACGTGGAAGGCGTGCGCTCCAAAATCCAGGTCGAAAGCGACCAGCGTGTCGCCGCCCTGCGCGCCGATGCCAAGTCCAAAGCCAAAGAGATCTCCGAAGCCGAGCGTGGGGTAGTAGCCGCCAACCCGGCTCTCGTGCGCCTCAAATCCGAAGGCAACGCTTGGGCAGCCTCCGAACTGGCCAAAAAAGTAAAAAAGGCCACCGCGCCCGTGCATAAACAAAAAGCCGACATCGAAGCGCAGATCACCGCCACCATGTCCACCGATGCCACCTACATTCAGTCCCGTGTGTCCGAAGCCGATGCCGCCAATGCCCGCGCCAACGACGCCACCCAGCGCAACCGGGCCGTGTTCAGCGGCATGTATCTCGCCTTCACAGTCATCCCGAAACTGCTGAGCATCATCCTGCGCATTCTCATGGTCGTTTCGTTCCTCGCATATTCTCACAATTTCAACCCCGACCTCACCGGCGACGGCATCATCGACTACCACGACGTGGAAGAGTACCACCGCCGCGAAAAAGAGGCCGCCGCACAGCGACAGGCTGCCCATCAGCAGCGCAGCCCCGGTGGCGGCCCCGGTCCGGCTTTCAGGTAAGCCCGCCGCACGCCGCCACTGCGACGGGCGCTGCCCCCGAAGGCGAATCAATCGACATCGACTACATTGAAGAGGAAATAAATGGCCTGCTCACGGCCATGAAGTATGCCACCGACCAGGAAAAACCATTTATACAGGAAGAAATCAAAGGCCTCCAAATTGCCCTCTCTTATGCAAGATAAAAGCACCCAACAACTGCTCGACGATCTGACCGAAATGCAGCGCCTCAGCGCCAAAACCACCAGCCCCGAACGGCGCAAAATATATGACACCACTGCCGCCCGCATCAGGCAGGAACTCGAAAACCGTAAAGTAGCCGCCGCCAACCCCGGCCCCAAAGCCGGAATTGTTTTTCGAGCCAAGACCGCACCGCCGCCGCGTACCATCACGCCCCCCTCCCCGCAGGGGGAGGGGACGGGGGTGGGGCCTAATCATGCGGAAGGCATTGAAATGGACGAATACATCTACCACGCCACATCTGAGCCCACCACATCCAAATCCGACACCGCCGCCGCGCCCCACATCCACATCCTTGCCCCCCTCGGCGGCGAGCCGAAAAAAGTCCGCATCCAATGGGGCAACGGCGGCATCGATACTATCACCGAAGGTATGTGCCGCAGCCGCTTCACCAGCGCCCTGCGCGACCTAGCCGAAAGCACCTATGCCGAGAAAGAGCGCTACGACGACCTGCGCTACTACACCACCTTCCACCGCGCCTGCGGCTACTACCGGGGCCTCACCGCCCTTTGGGGCCGCCAACCCACCGCCCGCGACCTGGGCCTTGGCGTCCTGTCCCGTGTGCGCGCCACCATCATGGATATGATCGTTACCGCCACCGCCATCCAGCCTGCCGATTCCTGATACCTCATCTTGCATCTCATCGCGTCTCCCTCGCTTGCCTGTTTTCATCACTTACATGCTGAACCCATGACACATTTTTCATCCAAACTCTCCCCCCCGTATTATGATCTTGGAAATCATCTTGCCGGCCGAAGGCGTGCACGTGCACGCGGGCCAGGTCGATGAAGCCCAGGCCACTGTCATTGCCGGCCTCTATTCATCTGAAAACGTCCCCCTCAAATTCATCTTCAAAACCGACGATCAAGAGTTCGATGAGTTTAGCCTGCGCATAGAGGCCATCTTGCCCCTCATCAATTTCCTGCAACAATTCACACAACATGAACAACATGAATAACAAACCCGCCATACCCCAGAACCGCATCAAAGATGCCGCCCACAGCCGGTACGCCACCGGCGATCAGCGGCAGCCCATCGCGGTGCGGGCGCTCCAACGCCAGGCTTTTCAGGAGGGCGCAAAGTTTGCCCTCGCTGAGATGGAGAAAATGGGCGCCCTGCCTGCAACTACCCGCTTCCTCCAATGAGCCACGCATCGCCGCCCACTGCCCTGGCATTGCGGCAAGCCGGATTCCCTCAGCCCGCGCCCGCATTCGGGCAGATATGGTACTACCTTGATGACCGCATGCTCATCCTGAGCGAAAAAGACGGATTCGTCTTATATACCAACGGCCGCTTCGAAGGCGACAACAACAATACTCTCTCTATCCGTGGTATTTCATCAGTGCATTTCGACACGCCTGATGTCCTGCACAAACCATTTTATGCCGCTACCGAAATCGACATTTTATCGCACTTGCGAGCCCAGTACCGAGAGGCCACGCTCGAAGCCTTCGACAATTGCTTCCGTGTTCAGGTGCGCATGTGGACCGTTGTAGAGGTACCCGGAGGCGTTCAATACGATCCCTCCCTTGAAAGGATAATCCACTACGAACACAGCAACGCCGCCGAAGCGGCCGCCAAATTGTACCTAACGATTTTTCAGAATCCTACCGCCTGATCCGGCATAATAATTGCCATCCAAAGCTCTATTCAATAGAGCAAAGCACAAGCCGCCCGCCGCAAGGTAGGCGGCTTTTTCAATCCCGTTAAATGCCCTATCTTTATACCTCACCAAACACATAAACACACCCACCCACACCATGTCTGCTATTGAAAAAATCAACCAACTCGTCCTCGATCAGATCGACTACACCGACGACCAACTCGAAAGCCTCGACGAAGCCAAAACCATCGCTTTCGGGGCCCTTCACGAAGCGGCGCTGACCTTCGAGGCCCTCGGCGGCGACATCTCCAAATCCGAATCCCTGATAGAGCTGGCCGGAGTGTTCGGCGCCTTCGCCAAGCAACTCACGCCCGACCAGGTCGCCAAGGTGGAAACCGCGGTGGCCAACATCTTCGGCGCGCCCACGCCCGACCAGCAGGCCGCCGGCGTGGCCATCTTCAACACCGCCGTGGACGCCATCAGCGCCACCCAGGCCGTCAACGAATACGTCGATGGCCTGCTCACACCCTCCGACGCCGGCTGACCCTGCTCAAAGCATCGGCTCCATGCCGACGCAACCCCGCAAGGGCACAAGCCCGGTGGCGCCACGCTGCCGGGCTTAGTTTTTATAGAGCATAAAAAAACCGCCCGACCTCATTTGGCCGGGCGGAAAACAACAAATTATTAATCCCATGAACATATTGTATCATTCCTTCTTCCTTCGCGCCATTGCCACCTGCATATCCCTTACCGTGGCCTTCAATCCGGCTATTTCTTCCCTGAACGTAGCCGCGTCAGCGATGCGCGCCATTTGGCACTCATGTACGTCCATCTCAGCCTTATCTATACGCGCCTCGTAGCGCTCAGCCTTGCGCTCGCCGGTGTCGTACAAGAACCAAATCACGCCCCCAAAGGTGAAGGTGAGCAAAAACAGCATCAGGACCAGGAGCCCCTTTTTCGCGGTCTGCTGCATGACCGTTCGGACGGTTTCAAGCCAGATTTTGAGCATCTCGTTGTGATATTGCTGTTTGTCCATTGCCGCGTTTTTTGCCCGGTATAAGGCAAAAAACGGGCCGGAATGTTATAGTTATGGATAGAGCGCAAAGCCAAACATCTGCGATACCCCCACACTAAACGACCCTGATCCGGCATCACGGTATATAAAGGCCCTTGTACCAAGGGTTGTCGTCGTCGGAAGGTTGGAAATAGTGCGCCCTACGTAGGCGTTGTTGATATAAAACCGCGCTTCCGTCAACGATTTGTCTACCTCCACACGAAGCAGGTAGACTGTGTTTGCAGCCACCGTCACGCCGGAATCGGCAGTAGATTCAGTGCCGCTATTGCTGCGCGTGAAGCACTGAAATTTTCCCGAATTGATAGAATGAGAATAACGGATACCTGCGCTGTTATTGACATCCTTCGAAGTGCTGCTGGCAGTTCCGGTGATTGAAAAAACCATCGTGTAAGACGTAGTTCCGTCAGACAGTACCGGGAAATTTACCATCGCAGACGATGCTGCATGAGTCTCGCCGAAATAACCGTAGCCGCCGACGCCCCTGGTAAAATACATGCCAGTATGATTGCCGACGGTTGCGCCTGGCTGCAAAAATATTGCAGCAGGGGTGCCTGCGACACTGCCAATATTCACCGCACCGGAAGAAATAAACGCAAGGTGCTCCCAAGCGGAAGCGATGTTTGACGCGGCAGACATATGATATACCAGCGCCTTACAGGTTGCCGGTTCTGGTGGCGAATAATCTGCCACAATCCACCTGGAAGCCGTTGCATCATATACCATTTCGAGGCTTCGTTTCGGCATAAGAAAATAATCCTCGCCGCCGCTGATCCGGTTGGCCGCTGTGCCGTCGGGGTGGTCGCTGGGTATATAGAGCGGATATGTGCCCACATTCACCAGTTTTTTAACCTCCCCGTCGCTTACGCCGGTCGCGGAAAACGAGGTTATTGCCCTCAGCCCGTTGTCGCCCGACAAGCGGACAAGCGTAGCCGTGGCCCAATCTGTCGGTGAATAGTTGTCCTGGTCGGACGTGATCTGAGCGGGCGAAATGACCACAGGCGAACTCCCGCCAGATGCCGAAAATGTCAACTGATTGCCCGACCGGGCAATCGTCACGCCAGACCCCTCCGCAAAGGTTACATCCGCGCCGGTAGATGAATTCAGCGAGTAAGGCGAAGCGGACCCAGAAAACGTCAAGTCGGTCCCGCTGCCCCCGGTAGGCGTAGCCCACTGTGTGTTATAATCCGTACCGTCGATCTTTTCCAGCACTTGTCCCGCCGATCCGCCGGCAGGGACGCCTGCCCCGGTAGCGCCAGTCGCACCCGTCGCGCCGGCTGGCAGGGTAACGCGAATCACGTCGCTTGCAATGCTTGCCTGTACCGGCCCGGAATCGGGCAGGGTAACTGCGATAGGGGCGTTTTGAATTGTTACCTGAATTTCCGACATGGCATAGATTATTGAGTTGTATCGGCCGATACAGTGAACAATCCCTGAATAATCGTACGCTCTTCGCCACTTGCGGTTAACACAACTTGCAGGTCGTAGCGATATTCGCCTTCCAGCGTGGCCATGGTCGCCTTCGGTATGTTGAGCGCAATGGAGCCGGGGTTGGTGATCGTAATGCCAGACCCCACCGTGAGTGTGACCACCGATGTGCCGCCCAGGGTTTTGATCTGCATTTTGGCCGTGGTGAGCGCGTAGTTGGTGGTGCCATTGTCCACCGTTACGGTTTGGTTGTAGTCGTCACCCCGGTATGCAAGTATTTGCACCTCAGCCGGGCGGCGGTCGATTGTTTCAGCCATTTTTTTTGCCGTTTTGTTTTGAGATTTCAAGCCCGTCAGCCAATTCGGTTGCATTAGGCGCTTGTTGAGGCTCGGCATCATCCGCTGTTTCAAGCAGGACTGTACCGCTTTTAATATCCGCGACGTATTGCGGAAATCCGTTGATTCCTTCTGCGCGCAGCACGGCCATGATGGTCCCGTGGCGCACGTTTTGGAGGTCGCGTAATTCGGCATTAAGTTCCAGCATACGCCCTTCGAGTTGCGCCAGAAAGGGCATTTGTGCCGATGGGATTTTAATTTTTTTCTTGCTCATATCTATGCAGAAATTGTAAATGAGGTGCTATTGCTTGTATTGTAGGAGGTTCCCTCAAGCGCGGTAACGACAGCCTCCTGGATTAGCCCAAAACATTCTTCAACCGCATTGGACCCAGATGATGTCTCTGCGGTCAGGGTGGATTCAGTCATTTCGAATATTTCCCCGCCCGACGGGGTGTCTCCAATCAGCACCTGTACAAAAACCCTGATCCTGTCGTCCCTCGGCTCGTGTGAGTATGAAATGTAAATTTTAGACGTGGCCGACGGAAACCGAACTCCGTCTGTTATTAAGTCAAAATCCCTATCTGCTGTTATCATAGTCTTACCATTTTTTACCCCTCCACGATCCAATCCCCGCCTGAATGCGGCACCATTCGCCCGCCGCAAGCGTGGTGAACGTGACGCCGTTGCCGACACTGACTGAAAGGGAGAGTGTGATTGTTCCGGCTGAGCCGGAGTGATTGATCCAGTACACCCGACCCGTACACGACCCGGGCGAAGGGAGCGTGTAGGTCTGGTTTGTGCTGCCTGTGTAAACAACACAGTATTTTGTTTCGTCGAATGTGGGCGCTCCCGCCGTTTCCAGCATCCCGCCCGCGAATGACCCGGCCGAATGCAGGGTACTGTGCAGGCCCGTGGTGTTTGCGAAGCCTGCGCCGAGGCGAGCCAGTGACGTGGATGCCGACGGCTGCAACGTCATTATATCCCCCCATTCTGTATTGCCTGACGACCACCGATGCGTTACGCTCGTGCCAGATACGTGCGTATGATAGCGCAGCACCGATGCGGTCGCATCGAACATGATGAGGCTGGACAGGGTGTCGTTCGTTCCCAGGGACAATTGCGCCCGAGTGGATGCCTCCCCCGTCTGGGCTACGTGTAGGCCAGAATGCGACAGCGTTCCGCCCGTGCCCAATCCGGTTGCGAAAATTGTGGCGTAAGCCGTAGGCGGCGTAGCGCCGAACTTGCCCACCGCGAACTTGCCGCCAAGCGGTTGCAGGCGAAGCGGGTAGAACACGTTGTACGCCGTCATGCTCCGCGCCTGCATCCACATCCCGTTCGTATTCGTCGCATATCCGCCAACCGACAACTGCGCATTTATCTGCGTCGAGGTGGAGACCGTTCCGCTGAAATTGATAATCGCGTCTTCGTTGGGCGAAGCCGTCGAAGTGGCGTTTACGCTCCGGCCATCCACCGTGAGCACCGCGTAGGGTGTGGGATTGTTCGCGGTTTTGTGTATGCCCGTATAGTTGCCCGTGAAGCGGATTTTGAACGTGGCCTGGGTGATTGTCGTGTCCTGAATAAGGGTGCCGCCCCACTGGATTGTCGTACCGCCTGAAACAGACAAGCCGTTATTTGCGCCGGTGATTGATCCGCCGCCCGATGGAGTAGCCCAAGTCCCGTCGCCCCGCCAGAAGGTGGTCGCAGACGCACCTGTTCCGCTGTTGAGGTTCGCCACAGGCAGGTTGCCCGACACGGCCGCCGATGAGGCCAGATCAATCGCTCCGAAGCCCAGCGTGGTGCCGCTGCGACGCAGCACCTGCTTGTCCGATGCCGCTGCTATGCTCGCCACATCGGCCGTGGCATTGCCAGCCACACCCAGCACGCTCAGCGCCGCGCCTTGCGTGAGGTTGGCGAAGGGCAGGTCGCCGGTGACCTCGCTGGCCAGGTTGATGTTGCCCGTGGTGAAGCCCGATCCGTTGCCGCGCAGCGGGCCGTTCAGGGTAGTTGTCACAGTGAGCGTACCGGCCGATGTGACCGGAGAGCCAGACACCGAAAAGCCGGAAGGCATGGAAAGGCCTACGCTTGTGACCGTGCCCGAGCTGCCGAGCGGGTGTGTGCCACCGTTGAGCACGAAGTTTTGCCAGGAATACGACACCGGCGAATAAGCCGGAAAGCCGCCCTCCGGTATGGTTCCGGAGGCTGTGATGAACGTATCGCCGCTGCCCGAATCGGCCGTGACGGTGAACTCCACCGATTCCAGCGTCACCGGGTTGGTCACGACGATCACGTCGCCGATGATCAGGTTGTCCAGCCCCAAGGCTTCGTCGATGTCGAAAGCCGTGACGGCGCCTTCGGCCAGCGGCTCGGCCGTCTGTGCAAATTTAAAAGCGCCTACCGCCAACGCACCGACGCCCGGGTAGGGGTACATCTGCGAGCCGTGGGTGGTGAAGGGCCCCACGAGGGCCGATTTTCCGAGTTCGTAAATGCCCGGATCATAAGGCGGCGTGGTAATCACCGGCACTTCGTCGGAGTACACCAGGTCGGCCCAGCGGCCGTCCAGTTCGTCGCGGCGCGCATGGTAGGCGCCACCGACGAAGTAGTATTGTCGGCTGTCCTCCTGCCGTACCACGTGCGCGAATTTGTACACGTCGTCGCCTACGGTGGTGCATTGCAGGGTGTAGGTAGGCGTCATTTGGGCTGCCAGCAGGCGGTTGGCCAGCAGTTGGGCTATTTTGCCATCGCCGCCCGCGGCACGCATGGCCCAGTCGGAGGTGGCCAGGTATTGCGAGCCGTTGTAGTGCCGTATGGCGCCGAGCATGTTGAGGTCTTCGGCATCGCCCATGAGCAGTTCCACTTCCAGCACGTCGGTGTTGCCGGCCGTGGGGTTCACAGCCTCATACACCTTCGAATCTTTCAGAAACTTGTCGGGCTTAGCGTCCGGCTCGCCCGCCACCGTGAAGTAGGGGTCGATGATCTTCCAGGTCAGGTCGTAGTCGGCAGGGTCCACCAGGGTGCCGTTGGAGGTGTACAGCCCGATCAAGTCGAACGATATTTCCATCGTCTGGCCGGCCGTTTGGCTGCTGTGCAGCCCGACGATGTAGTCGAACGGCGTCACGTCAGAGGTGCTTTCTCCGACATCAACGAACGGATAGATCATCTTTGTGGACAGCCAGTAGGGCCCCGTCAGTGTGAGCCACTTATCGGGCGTGGCCACTGCGGCATTGTTCACAAAGTTGAGCGTGCGACGCAGCCAGCGGCTGCCGATTTTCAGCGTGAATCCGAAAACGACGTAGTAAGCCGACCCCAGGCCCAGGATGGTAGTAATGTCCAGGTTGGTGATCTTCCAGTCGATGTTTCCGCTCAGTTTGAGCGTGGAGTCTTCACCGTCGCAGTACACCGTATGCGTGTAAGCGCTCGTGAGCGTGTCGTCGAATATGTCGCCGGCGATGATGTTGCGCAGGGCTCCGATCTGTTGCGTCACGCGCACTTTGGACAGCGCCGGCAGATAGCCGTTGTGGCCGCCGCGCAGGCGGGGCCGAGTGGGCCAGCCGCCCAGGTCGGCATCGGGGGTATAGGCAGCCGGCGAGCCGATGGCATAGGCGTATTTGCGCCAGTAGGAGGTGCCGGTGAAGGCCCGCGTTTCGCGCTGCTCGATGTGCCATTTGCCGTTCGAGATCGAGATGCGGGCATTGTAGGGCCGCAGGATGTGCTCGATCACTTCGAGGCAGTTGCGGGGCTTCACGCCGCCGTTGGAGTTGCGGGTGATGAACAACTCCCGGTCTACAAACTTGGTGTACAGCGGGTCGGCTGTGGCGCCCACGGTGTCGAGGGTGTCGTAGGAGTTGACGGCCGTGACGATGAACGGATCCGCCGCGGAGAAATAATCCGGCACGTGGCCGATCTTTTTGAGGCAGTCGCCCAGTATGTCGATGTGGCGCGCAAGGCCCATGTAGGGCGTGCCGTCCGATTGGAGGTAATCGGTCTTGCGCAGGCCTGCCAGGCCGTCCACGGCGGTGATTTGGAAGCCTGTGGGGTAGTACAGGTCTTCTACGTTGGACACGTCCGGTATGATGGTGCCTGCCCACCACAGCGCCGGCGTAGCGCCCAGGTAAATGCCCACCGTGAAGCGGCCTTCCGGGCCGGCCGCCAGGGCCGTGAGGAAGTTGCGGTGGGTAGCGTTTTCGAGTACGAAGGTGAAGGTGACCTGGGTGGGCAGCGTGGTGGCTGCTATGTCGTCGTTTTGGCCCTGCCACTCGCAGGCGAAATCGGTGCCATCCGACACGAATTCAAAGACCGTACCCGAGAAGTCAGCGTCGCTGATCTCGATGGTCCATTCCAAGCCTTCGATGGACTTGAATTCGTTGCGGAAGCGTACGGCCATGGCTTATCCTTTGGTTCGTTTGGCGTGTTGTGCTTCGCGCTCGTTGGTGAGGTATATGTCGCGGCCACGGATGACGCCTTCGACGCGGATAGTGCCAGCGGCCCCGGCCGATCCTCCGATGATGCTGCGCAATTTGGAAAGCGGGGCAATGACCTCAGGGTCGAAGCGGGCGCCCGGGTTGTCGCCGACGATGGCACTGGTGGGGCCGTAGGCAAGACCGCCTTTGGCAAGTTTTGGAGATACGATTTTATTTTGTAGCCCCTTGAATAGTGCGCTCGCTCCCGCAACAGCAGCACCAGCGATAGCAATGTTAAAGGGGAATGGAACAGATGAAAGTGCCCCTTTCAATACCTCTGCAAGTCCTGCCAGCATATTTGCCCTGAACGCGTCCAGGGCGTATGACAATGTTGCTCTACCAAGCGCCTCCATGTTTCCAATCCCTGCTTGGGTAAGGCTATTCATGGTGCTTTCGATTTGTCCGCCAGCGGACAAAATCGCCTCAGATGTGAGCGCTGTGCCTTTCAAAAAACCATCCCAGAAAGTATCCAGAATTTGTTTTGCAGGATTAAGGACACTGGGAAGTATGGAAAGGGTATTGATAATTGCCGGAGCGCCGCTGTTTTGTGAAACCACATCGGTAGTGACAATATCTTGACCGTTTTTATGGCCCACTGTCGTTGTGGGCGTTCGCTGAGGCAACGCAGCAAGCGGCTGTAAGGTGTTGAAAACCTTTGCCGCATCAGAGGCTTCAATCATTGACTGAGCCAACAGTCTCACACGCCGGGCGGCGCCGTCGTATTCGGTCTCCGATTCTTTGACCGTTTTTGTGTTGTCTCCAAGATTGTCAGTTACCTTTTTAGTCGCCCGCGCAACCATCTCATTTTCCGTCACAATACCCGCCAGCGCCTGTTTTTGAGCCTCCAATGGCGCAGCCTGCGCATCCAGAACCGCCTTTTGTTTTTCCAGCGCAACATTCATTTTTGATGTGACGCCAATCATTCCAAGGGCCAATTTTTCGCCCTGGTCGAGATTTCCTCTCCGCTGATCAATGTCTAAAAGTTGCTTCTCAATATCTACGAGTTTTTCACGCGCAGCGGCAGCTTTTGCAGAACGTAGCAGGTTGGCGATATAGGCATCGTAGGCCTTTGTAATGTCGTCTACCTTAGACTTTTCGCTATCCAGTTGGCCGAAATACTGCGGGCTGATTTTCTTTAATTCGGCCAGCGCCGCGGCTTTCTGTTCCCTTGAAGCCACCTCGCTTTTCAGTGTGGGTAGCAATATGTCTATCCTGCTTTTTTCAGCAGCGATATTCTGGGCAGCTGTTTTGCTGATTTCAGCCGCTACGCTTGTATTTTCAGATAATGCTGAAAAAGCAGCGGCCAATGCCAATACTACCCCTACCGTGACGCCAATAATATTGGCTTTCATGACGATATCCAATTGTTTCCACCATCCGACCAAACCTAAAACCTGGGATTTTAACGCTTCTATTTTTAACGCAGTAAACGCATTGCCAATACCGTATATGCTTTGAGCCAACAAACCGCCAGCCCTGATTGCCGGGCCAAGCGCAGCAACAAAAATACCTATGCCGAGAATCGCAGTCTGAGCACCTTCCGACAGTCCCGCAAAACCATTTGCCACGCCCTCGATCCAGTTTGCGAATTGGTCCAGGCGACCGCTCACATTGAAAGTTTTGTTGAGGCTTTCGCCGAGAGTAGCCAGCGATTGTTTGACAGAACTCCATGCGTTTACGATGGAGTTGGACACGCCGCCCGTCACGCGTGGCATTTCCTCCATTTTTTTGAGGATGGTATCGACGAACGTACGGGCATCCACGCCCAATTTGTTTAATCCCTCCGCAGTGGTGGTTCCAAATGCTTCGCGCATCAGTTGGGCCACCTTCGGCATGCGGCCGGTGATGATTTTCAGGTCGTCCTGAAAAATGCCGCCCTTGCCGATCATCTGCGAAAACTGATTTACCACCTCGTCCAGGTCGCTGGCAGTGCCGCCCGTGGTGGCAATGGTATTGGCCAGTTGAGAAACCGTTTCCCGGGCTTTTTCAGCAGTAAAGCCGACGTTTTGCAAACGAATGGAGCCCCTGACAGCCTGTTCGAAATCAAGACCGGGGGCTTTGGCTGCTTCGCGTAGTTTTTCCAGTTCGGCATCCGCCTCTTGAATAGACCGGCCAGCTCCCTCAAATGTGGCACGCATAGCCAGGCGAAGGGCTTCCATATCGCCAGCCGTTTTGATTGCAGCCACACCTACACCAAGCAGCGGTACAGATAGCGCCAAGGTCATTTCATTGCCCATGGCTGCCATATTGCGCCCGCTCTGCCGCAACTCACGCTCCGCCTGCCGCAATCCTTTTTGCAGCCCCGCGATGCGGGCGCCGATTTCGACATTGAGTTGAGCGACAGTTGCCATGGGTCAGTTTGCGTTGTTTGCGGCGGCTTGTTGTTCGGCGACCATGCGGTCGTGGATGATGTCGGCTTCTTCGGAGAATTTTTCGAGCCAGGCCAGCGTGGCTTCGTCTAGTACGAATCGCGGGGCGGGTTCGGGTTCCCAGGGAAAGCGTGCCAGGTCGTGCAGTTCCAGGTTGGCTCCTTTTTCGAGGTATGGCATCAAAGACAGCCACGATTGCCAGCGGGCGCGTTCCCAGGCCTCTTGTTCGTTGCGGCGATGGCCGGCCAGGGCGGCGAAAAAGTAGCGCAGACTGCTGCGGAAAAACTGTTGTTCGCTCCAACCCATGCGACCTGCCAGGGCCATCATTTCGTCCCAGTTGGTCAGCCGATACGGTTCCGGTGCTTCGCCGTCACCTTTTTTTTTGCGGATTCAGACGGGGCATCCTCGGCATCGGTATTGCGAGGAATCCCCTCTACAAAACCGGTGATGATGTCACGCATGGTATCGAGCGATGAGCCGATCATGGAAGCCACCTGGATGCGGCGCAGGTCGAAATCTTCGCCATTGACCAATGCTGCTGCCTTCAATCCGAAATAGGCCGCATCGACAATGGGTGTGATGGACATGCCCGACATGGAAGTGCCTCCGGATTCTTCCACCGCCTGAGCGGTGGCCATGATCCCGATGACCTTTTCGATCAGTTCGCCGTAGGGCTTGCCCGTTTCTTCCTCATACAGCATGAAGAGGGAAACGCCAAACTCAAATACGCGCTTCTCAGCGCCTATCTGAATGCGTCGTTGGAGTGGTAAAGGCATTGTTCGTATGGGATATGGCCCTTGCATGGCGCTGTGCCATGCAAGGGCCTGATGATTAGGAGATAGCAGCCTCTGTGAGCACACCTACGCCTTCCCAGGCACCCGAGAAGGTGGTGGATTGGTTGGTGCCCTGTGCGGAGCCTTTGAGGTTGGTCAGATACGCGTTGCCGGAATACTTTTTGTCGCCGGTGACCGCGTTCTGCCACACGACAGCCGTCTGCGTGCGGTTTTTCCAAATGGTGAAAAGTGCAGAGAAGCCGTTGGTGGCATCGAAGGCCAACATGCCGGAGAAACTCATGTCCCAGGAGGTGAGCCCGGGGAGTTTATTCACGTTTTCGGCGTCGTCCTTGCAGGTGATGTCGCGCATCTCCATATTCATGTTCAATTCCGTGTCCACGAGGCACGTAATTGCAGCGGGCGTGCCCCCGGTGTAGATTTTCATCGCGGAACTGTTCACATTTCCAGCAGTTGCCATGGCGTATTATCTTTTTGAATGGTGTAAGTATGGTACAGGATCAGCCGGCCGGATCGGGGGCTTTGGTTGCTTTTTTGGCGGCCTGCTGGGCCGGATCGGGCGGCATGCAGCCGTCGTAGCCTTCGGGGTTGAGGCGGCAGGGTACGTTGTCGGCTACCCGCTCGGCCTTTCCGGCATCGATCAGCGCCTGACCGGCCGAGTTTTCGGTTTCGATCACCGAGCATTTCGGGAAAATGACGCCGCCGTTGTCGTGGTCGACGAGAAATTTGATGCGCATCATATCGTTGTGATTTTGTGTGTTTGTTCGAATTGTTGGGCTACGCGGCGCCATTGGTCGGCCATGATGGACAGCACACGCGGCTGAGCGCGTTGCCAGGCGGCGCGAAAGAATGGATGCGCCGCGGCATTGCGCGTACCCAGTTCTACCATGTGCAGGTAGTAGCCGTCGGTGCGCACGCCCCGGCCGAAAGTGCCGGAGGCTTTGCCCTTGGCCAGGCGGGCTCCAACAAATACCTTGGAAGGAGCGCGGCGGAACGTGAGCACTTTGATGCTGGCGCCAAGATTGCCGGGGTAATAGGTGGCTACCACGGTGCCAGATCCTTTGGGCGCCTTTATGCTTTTCACGACTTTGGCGGTGCCGTAGCGCTTGTGCGGGCGTTTGGATCGCGGCGCGGAGGCTTCGGCAGTGGCAGCGAAATGAGCGCCGCCCAACGCTGCGATGCGCTGGCGGTGTTTTTTGACCACGTCGCCAAACAGGTAGAGGGTTCGGACGGTGGCTGCAATTTCCTGTTCTATGGTCACTTGCGTAAGTCGTGAAAGTTGTACGGTTCCAATTGGGTATCTCCGGGCACGCAGGTCAGTTTAATGCGGATTTTTTCCGGCGTTTCGCCTTCCCGTGGAATCACCACGGCCGAATCGACACCGGGTATGGTGACGCCAAGGAATTGCAGTTGCTCATCCTTGAAGGCGTACACCTTTTTGTCGTGGTAGAGCACTTCGCAGACCACCTCCACCGTGCCGGTCTGGGATTCGGGAATGCCCTGAGTGACCGTGGTTGTAATCTGCCAGGGCAGTTTGCATCCGTCGCGCATGCAGACGAACTGCTGGCGGTTTTTGGTGAGCACAAGGCATAGTTTGGAGGTGGAACTCATTCTATGCCTTGTCTTTGAATAAGTGCGTGGCGATGTTCCAGAGTTTGATGGCGACGCTGAGTACAGCACCCCAGGAGCCTGCTTTCACGGCCGCAATCAAATCGGACACATTTGCGCCAATGTCATTGGCAGAAACGAGGTCGGGGACGACATAGAAAAAACCGGAAACGCCAAGCGCAATGCCAATCACGATGGTCAAGACATCGGTCCAGAGATTGGTCGATTTGATCGGGGACTTTTTAGCGGTGTTAGCCATGAGTTTTTGTGTTTATTTGTTTGAGTGTCAGCGCACAAGGCGGATGTTGTAGTTGGCTTCGCGGTAGAAGTATTCGAGGTTATCGTCGGTGCCGTCGCGGCCGCCAGCGTATTCGCAGCCGTCGACTGTGACGCCGGCGGCTGTGCCGGTGATGCTGTCGATCACCGAGCGGATGGCTGCGTCGATCTGTTCGCATTTGGAGTAGGCTTCGGCGGATTGTTCGGCGGGGGCCCAGATTCGAATCTGCACCTGGTACATGTCGCGGTCGGCCGGCTCGCCTTTCACGGTGGTAGCCGGCTGAATGGCACAGGAGTAGACGACAGCCGGGTATTCGGCGCGCTGCGGCATGACAATTGGGAAAATGCGCACGGGATCGCTACCCACCAGAGCGGTGACGGCAGCGTCGTTGGAAAGTTTATCGAAGAGATAAGTACCGATCATGTGCGTTTTTCCGTAATGACTTTCAGATAACTGCGGCGTTCGCCGGTTCGGATGATGTTTTTGATGTCGTATTCTTCACCGGCGTATTCCCAGCGATATTTCTCGTTGAAATCGTCACGGAAACGGATGGTGAATTCTACACGGGTGGTAGCAACCTGCTGATCACCCAAAAACTGTTCGTCGGTGCCGGTGCCCGGGAATCGGACTTCTGCATACACCTCTTGGCTCAGATATTCCCAGGTCGTCTGCATACCGCCCGATGCGGCTTGCGTCTCCACCGGTTTCAGGATGGCGCAGCATTCGTTGAGGCGTGGTGTGTCGGTTCGGGCGGCCATGGATCAGGATAATTGTTGAATCCGGTACGGCGCGAGAATCGATTCTGCGGCCGTGGGGTATTTCCTGACTGCGTCTGCGCGATTCTCGTACAGGTCGTAGAGGATCAGTTTCATGGCGATGCGGATGTCTTCGGGCACGGTGTCGGGCGTGTCGCCATATCCTGCTTCGTAGGTGATGTTGATGGCGCCGATGCGGTTCTGTGTGGTAGGCCAGGTGGCATCGGCGGCAAGGCCGATGCGGGCCGGCGCGGCGGAGAGGTCTTGCACGTAGTCGGCGGAGTCGACAGTCTGTGCATCGCCGGCTTCGTCGCGGTAGGTGATGCCGGTAATGGTCTGCACGGGTCCGATTCGCAGGGTTATGGCTTCGGACGTGGGCGGAAACTTGTCGTGTGTATCGCGTATGGTCTGGGTGAGCAGGGCGCGGCCAAGGTATTGTTCTACGCTGCGCGTGACTGCCTTGATGAGCGTGATCAGGTACTTGTCGTCGCTACGCAGATCACCGAGCCGGAGATGCTCACGGGCATCTTCCAGCGAAAGGGCCAGTTCTGTGGCTGGCACGGTGATGGCGTAACTGCGGTAGGTAGTGTTCATGGTCCTGATTTCAGCCCAGGCCCCCTCCCCGCGAAGGGAGGGGGCGACAGGTGCGGAAGTTTAGCGTTGCTCTTTTTTGGGCGGCTTGGCGGCGGCGTTTTCGCGCTTTTCGGCGTGAACCGGCACCGCGTGGCCGGCCTGGATCAGATCGACTGCGATATGTTCGGGTGCATCCACCTCCTGCCCCGCGGAGTAGGTGTATTCTGTACCGGCTACACTGGTCAGAAGGCGGATGCTGATCGTTTTTTCACTCATGGCGCGGTTAATTACGCGGTGATGAGGTGTTTGATGGCTGCGGTGTTGGTGCATTCGCCGTCGAAGCGCATGAAGCCCAGGAAGCCCACGACGCCATCGTCGGCGTAGCGCTCGTTGAGGCGGATGACGGTGAGTTCGCGCACCATACGGATGATGTATTTCGAGAAGTCGCCGTACAGCATCACTTTTTGGCCAGTGGTGAGCGCGGAGGCCATGCCCTGGTTGATGTAGTAGCGCGAGCCGTCGATGGTATCGGGTACACCCTCGCGGTACGACGGCGACCACAGCGGGCGCGCATCACTGGACCCGATGCTGAGTTTTTTCAGCGCCAACAGGATGTTGTCGTGGAGCATGTAGGCGCCGTTCATACGGTAAGCCGGGTCGACGCTGTGTTTGAGGTCGAGGATTTCGGCAAAGGTGATGGCCGTGGCGGAAGCCGCGGTTTTGCCGAGCGTGGAGGCTACCACAACGCCGTTGGGCTGCGAAGAGCCCGTACCGGTGGTGCAATAGGTGTTGAGCGCACGGCCGAAGCGGGGGCCGAAAGCCAGGCGAGCCTCTTCTTCCCAGGAGAAAGCCGAATCCTGCATGAGTTCCCAGGAGATTTTCATCAGCGAGCGGAAGGAGTAGGCATCCAACTGCTTTTGGCCGATGGTGAGGTCTTGCACGGTGGACGCGCTGCCCTCCGTCACCAATGCGGCAACGGTGGAGGTGTCGTCTTCCGTCGGCATCGGCAGGGCATTGCCTTTGTCGGTGCGCAGAATACGGGCGGCCTGGAAAATGCCGCTGTAATCTTTCAGGGCGCGCTCCATTTCGGCAAGGAAATCCTGCGGGACCGTGTAGCCGCCAAGTGTGGTGGTGCCGGCGACCTGGGTGGAGGTGCCCCGATATTCGGCCAAGAGCGAACGCTCTTCGGCGCTGAGGTTGGGCGCGCCGTTGATGAACCAGTTGCGGAAGGCGGCGCGGTGCGCTTCGGCCTTGCCGGCTTTGGGGGCATCCTGGCGCTGCTCAATGTCGGAGATGTGGTCGGCTGCGGCGCGGCGTTCGGCGGCGTCGAGGTTGTCGTGGCGGGCAATCTGTTCGGAGATGGCGCGCTCTTCGGCTTCGGCCTTGTCGTATGCCGCCAAAAGTTCCTTTTTGCGCGTTTCGTCGGCGGTGGCGGCATCTCGCAAAAAGCCGCGCATCGACTCGATGATGGGAGCGCGTTTTTGCCGGAGTTCAAGTGCGATAGATGGCATGATGTTGAATTTTGCCGCCCGGGTGAATGGCGGTAGTGTTTGTGTTTATTGTTCTTGCAAAATGTCGAGGAAGCGGGCCCGGCGCTCGACGAGGGGGTCGGGCGTGGGTTCAGCCGGCGGCGTGTTGTCGGTGGGCGCTGTTTCATTGCCGGCTGCCGGCATGGCGCGCATGGCCACCGTGGTATCGGCATAAGCCGGATAGGTAACCGGAGAGACGTCGTAGAGCCGCTCCACTTTTTTGATGCGGCGGGTGTATTTGAGTTCGCCGTTGGGCAGTTTTTCAGTTTCCCAGGCCTGCTCTTGCACAGAGAATGCAAAAGAGGATTGGTTGACATCGCCGCGACGAAGACTCACGAGCAGGTCGTTGCCAAAAGTTGTTTCGGGCACCTCGAATTCGTAGCGCAGCCCGATGGTATCTTCGAACACGCGGAGCGTATTGGAAGCAGTGCGGGCCAAAATCAGGTTGGGATCGTGGTTGAACAAGGCCCGAACGTCGCTCGCTCCGATGGCTTCGGTGAAGGCTCCCGGCTCGATGTATTCGATGAAGCCCATGTCCTCGCTGGGCTTTCCGAACACGGCGGCGTAGCCTGTCACCGTGCGGCTTTCTGCGGCGCTGGCGGTATCGTCGGCGCGCAGTTCGATGTGGTGCACGCGTTTTTCGATGTTATCGGGCGGGTTGGGCATTGTCGGAAGTTTGCGTGGATGAATCGGTGTTGGGATCGCCGAAAAGCAAGGAATCAGCCGGCTGCATGTTCATCGGGGTGAGGTACACATCGCCTTCGGGGCCGATGGAATTCTCGTTTTCCTTGCGTTTGATGTCGTTGACGGAGAGCATGCCCCACTGGCGGCCAAGGGCGTAGGCGCGGTAGCGCGAAACGAGGTCGGCACGGAGTTGGGAATCGAGATTGAAGCGGTAGTATTGGGTGGGGCGCTTGGCCACCGGGACCAATTTGCGGTCGAGTTCGTCTTCCCACATTTTCACCAGCGGTCGCAGGGTATCGCGGACGAATTCGAGGCTTTGGTGCTCAATATTGTTGTTGGTGGAGCGTTCGAGGTCGCCGATCATGTGGGGTGGGACACCGTAGGCAGAGCATACGTCGAGCCGGGACACTTTACCGCTGGCCAGGAAGGCGGATTCTTCGGGTTTCATGGAGACCTGCTGGAACTCCATACCGCGTTCGAGGACGGGAATACGACCGAAATTTTCGCCGGTATAGGCGGCTGCGAAGGTCTGAGAGATCAGTTTCGCGCCGTCGACGTCGAGTTTTCCGGGGTGTTTGATTATGCCATCGAGGCGGCCGTCGCGCTTGTAAATTTTGTTGGCGTAATTGCGCGAACTCAGACCCAGTCCGATGCTTTCGCGCATGGCCTGAATGGGCGATTTCCCCTCAATTCCGTTGGTTGACAGGCCCATGAGGTGGATCACATCGTCGGGTATGAGGATTTCCTGCGCGGCGCCGTCCGGGGGCGAATATTGGTAGTATAGATTGTCCTTGTACAGGAAGGGGCGAACAGAACCGATAGGGAGAATGCGCAACTGGACAGCCCGGCCGCCACGTCGGATGATGCGGGCGTATGCGTTGCCACGCAGGCCCCAGTGCAGCTGCATGGTGTGGCGAAAAACGAAGGAAGTCTGTAAATCGGAGGGCGTTCGGCTGATCAGGTCATCTTCGGGGCCCTTGACCCGTTCCAGGTCGCCATTGTCGAGTTCTTCGAAGAGATGTACCGACAGGGAAGCGACGGCATTGCACAAGACCCGGTTGCAGGCGTAGACAGCCGCGAGGGTCATGGCGCTTTCGTCGGTCACAGCCACGCCGGAAGTGGTGGCCGGCGCGAACATATCAATCAGCCACGACGCCGGATTGGATAGCGAAGTGCTGGGATTTTCGAGCGAACCGGACCGCGTCTCGCGTTCATGGGCGAATTGGAGGCGGTAGCGCTCGTTGATAGTCAGTGGCCGATTCACGCCTCAAAATTCTACACATACCGAGCCGGACTTGCAACATCCTGTTTACCAAATTAGGGGACAGTGTTTACAAAATGTTTTGCACCGGAGCGCGGGCACGGTTGCGGTGGTAGCGACACAGCAAACTTTTGAAGGTGGGGTAGTTGGCGTAGCGACGTGATCCTGTTTCGCGGACGACGTCGGCTTCGGCCCGGCAATATGCGATCATGCAGGACGGCCGATCGGCGGCGCCCAGGTGAGCGTAGTAAAGGTGCAGGAAGCGCTCGAATGACATGTGGATGGTTTCGTTGTTCATATCACGACGATGTCTACATTGGGTGAATAAATTTCGCTTACCTCGTGTTTGTAGGTAAGCCATTGTCCGATGGCCATGGCGAGGGCTACCATGCCGTCGATTTTTTCTTTGGATTTTTCCTTGTCCATTTTGAAATTGCCGTTGGCGTCGTATTTGATGACGACGTTGCGGTTCATCCATTCGAGGACGGGATTTCGGCCATGATTGAGCATTTTTTTGAGGATCATGGTCTCCAATTCGGTGCAGGGGGTGACGAAATTGCCAGGGGTTTGGGCGAAGCCTTCGAGGAACTGCTTTGTGTTGGTGAGTTGCGGGCCCAGTTCCTCGTTGATGTCGACGATCACCTCATCCTGACGCCAGCGGTCGAAGGCGCAGGAGTGGAACTGGTAGGTCTGGATGGCTTCGAAAAAGGCTTTTTTGATGTAATCGTAGTCGATAATATCGCCGGGCGTGAGGTCGATCCAGCCATCACGGGACCATTGGAGGTATGGAACGCCGTCTAGGCGGTCACGTTCGCGGGCATTATCCTCAGGGCACCAGAATTTGAGTAGCGCCTGGTGAGGCTTACCTTCTTCCAGAGATGGGAAAAAGAGCGCCAGGGCGGTGAGGTCGCGTGATTTGGATAGGTCGAGGCCGCCGAAACAGAGTTTTTTGTGGAGCGTGGCTGGGTCAAATTGCTTGCCGGCCTTTTTGAACTTGTCGTCGCTGATCCAGGCTTGCGAGGACTGGACCCAGATGTTGAGGTTTTTGGTTTTGAAGTTGTTTTCCTTGGCCACGCCTTCGGTGATGGCTTTTTGATATTCGGTGCGTATGGTATCCAAGTGAACACTGACACCAATGGAGGGATTGGCCTTGACCCAGTTCTTTTCATCCTGCCAGTCGTCGCCTTCGTCGAGATCGTAGATGAAGGCGAGGAGTTGGTCATTGACTACGTCGCCGGCGAGCATTTGCTTGGCGCGTTTTTCGAATTCTGCGCAGGGGCACACCGGGTTATTGCCTGCCGTGGTGATGATCCAGGTGAAGGGACTGGCACGTTTGATCATGCCTGATTCGATGACGTGGACCATGCCGTCGTTTGGGTGGGCATGGTACTCGTCAATGAGGCCGTAGAGAGGGGAAAAACCGTCTTCCGTCTTGGAGTCTTTGCCCAGGTAAGTGACGTAGCCGGATCCGGCGCGCTCGTAGATTCGGGAGACGGATGTGTCGCAAACCTCACGGATCTCTTCGAAGTCCTTTGCGAGGTTTTCGGCCATGGTTTTTTGGCGCTTGAAGCCGACCTTGGCCTGTTCTTTTTTCGTGGCTACCCAGAAAATTTGAGGGTCTCGGACGTTTTCGAAGAAAAAACCGATGTTGCCGACTCCGGCAAGGAATTCGGTCTTTGCATTGCCGCGGGCCACTTTGATATAGCATTTGACGAAGCGGCGCTGGGCATTGTCTTTGCGGCGCCAGCCGTAGGCCATGTAGAGGATGCAAGCCTGCCATGGCATGAGCACGAAAGGCATTTCGACAAGATCACCGAATGCCAGGCGCTGCAATTCGAAGGCTTCGATGACCTTCTGGGCGCTGTTTTGGTCGAAATAATAGGGGAAGTCACGCTTTTTGGCGCGTTTTAGGTCCACCAGGTGCCGGGCGATGGCCTGTTTGATGGTTTTACCGACGATGATGTCGCCTGATTTTACACCGGCGATGTAGTCTTCCGCTCGTTGAGGCACAACGCTAAATGGCCTTTAACAATCCGCTCGCTCGTGATTTGGGTTTTTCTTCCGTTTTCACATTCAATTTGCTGCGCGAGGCGGGGGTAAACCCAAACTCTCGGCAGATTTCCATGTAGTTTTTGAGGTGGGCATTGCCTATGTAGTGGGCTGGATGGACCTGCCATGAGGTGATTTGGCCCTGGTCGTTTTTCGTTGGGTAGTAAGGATCATTGTCTTTTTGATACTCTCTGCTTTTGAGGTATGCCTGCCATTCCAAACATGCGGCCCCCAAAGCGCTGTAATCTGTTTTGGCCAGCATGTGCATCCGGTCCAGCTGATCGACCACCCTCACCCATTCCCGCTTTCCGATGTCTGATAGGTAATCAGGAGGCGGCGGTATTTTGTCAATAACTGGCGGCTGCGGGGCCGATTTGTTGACCCTGCATTTTCGCAATGTGCCCTGTTTTGCCTTTACAGCATCTGGCTTGCGTGGACGTCCTTTTTCTGCCATATCCCCACCCCCGGATTTTTGGACATGCGCACGCACGGG